GTATGCTTGATGGTCCGAATGAGATAGGATTATTAAAAGAGTTTCTATCAGAGTTTTCAAGTTGGGATTCATCTGCTGCTGTATGGGCTGGTATAAATCGATTAAGGTTTGATGATTCACCAACTGGTATGATAAAAGGTAAGTTTGAAAAAGAAGTGCTCTTTGATCATAACACTGCTAATCTTGATGAAATATCATATGCAACTAAAAACTTAAAATATATAGATGGGATGATTGATGAAGTACTCAGAAGATGAAATAATTAAAGATATTGAAACCTATGTAAANAATACATATGGNGGTCATTATGTTGGAAAAGATCAAGTACAGATTATNGATCTTTGGGAAAGTCTTGGTAATGTAGAGACTACAGCTAGAGATGTAGCAATGAAGTATCTTATGAGATATGGTAAGAAAGATGGTAAGAACGAAAAAGATTTAATGAAAGCAATTCATTATATGATAATGATGATACACTTTAGGAGAAAAAATGAAACACATACAGAGTCCTAACTCTAGATCTACACTAACTAATGTAGAGCAATCTGATATACAACCTAATGCAGTTGATCTTAGAGTTGATAAAATATTTAAAGTTAGTACAAAAGAGTTTGTTATATCTGAAGATAGCAAAGAGCATAGAGGATCAGAAGAAATAGAACCAGATTTGGATGGTTGGTTTTATCTCGAAGAAGGTCATTATGAAGTAGTTATGAAGAACATGGTTAATGTTGGAAGAAATGAAGCTGGTTTTGTTATAACAAGAAGTACTCTTAATCGAAATGGTTTATTTCTAACTTCTGGTTTATATGATACTGGATATGTAGGTATTATGGCTGGTATGCTTCATGTTACAATTGGTTCAGCTAGAATCAAACAAGGAACAAGGATAGGTCAATACTTGAACTTTGAGGCAGAAAGTATTAAAGTATATGATGGATCTTATGGAACAGGCAAGGAGCATGATAAAAAATATGGCTAAATTCTACTCTACAAAAACTTATGGTAATGATAAAGGACTATCGTGTTGTTTCAGACAATGGGGAGCAACACATAGTCATTGTTCGTTATTACATGGATATTCAATAGGCATTAAAGTAGTGTTTGAATGTGAAGTATTAGATCAAAGAAACTGGGTAATGGACTTTGGTGGATTAAAAGAGTTTAAGGCTTGGTTAGAATATATGTTTGATCATACATTATTAATAGCGAAGGATGATCCACATTTAGATAAATTAACAAATCTTGGTTCGACCTACGAGCGAGTTGCTCCAAGTGGAATTGGTCCAGGTCAACTAAAAGATATAGGCAAACTAGCAGAAATAAGAATAGTAGATGGTGTTGGGTGTGAAAAGTTTGCTGAAATGATATATCAAGAGTTAGAACTATTTTTAAGTAAATGGAAAGATGATGGAACACTTCTTAACGAGACAGTAAAAGTTACTTCAGTTGAAGTATTCGAACATGCAGGCAATTCAGCAATCTATCAAGCATGAAAGTAGCTTTAATAACAGATACCCATTTTGGTGCAAGAGGAGACAATATTGTCTTTGATAACTTCTTCAAAAAGTTTTATGATAATGTATTCTTTCCAGAGTTAGAGAAAAGAGAGATAACAGATATAATTCATCTTGGTGATACGTTTGATAGAAGAAAATATATCAATTTCAGTTCATTACATTCATGTAGAAAATACTTCTTTGAAAAAGTTCAAGGAAAGTATAAAACTAAAATGTTAATTGGTAATCATGATACATTCTACAAGAATACAAATGAAACTAACTCACCAGAACTTCTATTAAAGGAATATGATTCTATTACAACATATTCTGAACCAACTGAAGTAATGATAAATGGAAATGAGGTTTTGTTTCTTCCTTGGATATGTGCTGATAATTGGGGTAAAGCTAATGATATGATTGATAAAAGCAATGCAGAAGCTGTCTTTGGTCATTTGGAGATAGCTGGTTGTACTATGTTCAAAGGTCAAACAAACTATGAAGGACTTGATCCAAAAAGATTCAAGAGATTCAAACTTGCTTGCTCAGGACATTATCATCACAGACATAGTATTGGAAATATAACCTATCTTGGTAACCCATATGAGATGTTTTGGAATGACTTTGAAGATCAAAGAGGATTTAATATTCTTGATACAGACGATTGGAGCTTAGAATTTATTCCAAATCCATATACTATGTTTAAAAAGATATATTATAATGAAGATAAACCTATACCAAAAGCATCAGATTATAAAGATAAGATTGTAAAAGTTATAGTCGTCAATCGTAAGGATGTTCCTAAGTATGAAACATTTATGGATAACTTATATGCAGCTAATCCTATAGAAGTAAAAATTATAGAAGACTTTTCTGAGTTTGAAGCTGATGTGCTAGATGATGATACTTTGGATCTTTCTGACACATTGACATTAGTATCACAATATGTGGATAATTTAGATACAGAAGTTGATAAAAAAAGACTAAACAATTTAATGAAGTCATTGTATATCGAAGCACAAGACTATGATACAATTTGAGAATGTAAAATGGAAAAACTTTCTTAGCACAGGTAATAAATTCACAGAAGTACAATTAGACCGATCTAAGACAACCTTAATTATTGGAGAGAATGGTAGTGGCAAGTCTACTGTTCTTGATGCGCTGTGCTTTGCATTATTTAATAAACCATTTCGTATAATTAAGAAAGGTCAACTTCTTAATAGTATTAACTTAAAACAATGTGAAGTAGAAGTTAACTTTGTTGTTGGTAAGAGTAAATTTAAAGTAGTAAGAGGAATCAAACCAACTAGGTTTGAGATATACAGAAATGATGAACTATTCAATCAAGATGCAGCTGCAAGAGACTATCAGAAGTTCTTAGAGCAGCAAATACTAAAACTAAACTATAAGTCATTTACACAGATTGTTATACTTGGTTCAGCTTCATTTACTCCTTTTATGCAACTATCGAGTAATGCAAGAAGAGAGATTATAGAAGATCTTTTAGATATAAAAGTATTTTCTTCTATGAATGAGATACTTAAAGTTAAAGTAACAGAACTAAAATTATCATTATCTAAATATGATACAGATTTAGAACTCTTAAAAGATAAAGCAGAGATTCAACAAGACTATATTGAGAAGCTAAAGAATGATAAGAAGAAAAAGACAGAAGGATTAGAACAAACTCTAAGAGAAAAGAAGTCTGAAGTTTTAACTTTAGAAAATAGTAAGTTAACACAAGAAAAGAAAATACTTGATCTACCATCATGTACTACAAGAGAATCCAAGTTATTAAAACTGCAATCAAAACTTGGCGAAAAGATAAAGAAAGCTAATGAAGAAATACATTTCTATATGGATAATAGTATATGTCCTACTTGTACACAAACAATAACAGAACGAACAAAGCAAGATCATATACAGAAACATAATGATAAAATAAAAGAATGTGAAGTTGCTAGAGATAAGATATCTGAAGAATTAAATATAGTAGTGAAAAGATTAACTGAGATAAGAGAAATTAGTAAAGTAATAATAGAAATAGATGCTTCTATATCAGCTGAGAAGATGGATATAAGACGTTTAGAAAAAGAGTTAAAGCATGAGGCTAGCGAAGATGTAGATATAGATAAAGAGAAAACTAAACTGAAAGAAATTGCTAAGAAAGCATTGAAGATTACAGAAGAAAGAAATCAAGTAGTAGATGATAAGTATTACTTTGATGTGGCTTCTATTTTATTGAAAGATACTGGAATAAAAACTAAAATTATAAGACAGTACTTACCTGTGATGAATAGGATAATCAATAAATATTTACAAGCTATGGATTTCTTTGTATCGTTTGAGATTGATGAATCATTTACAGAAACTATAAAGTCAAGGCACAGAGATGACTTTTCGTATGCTTCGTTCAGCGAAGGAGAGAAACAAAGAATTGATCTTGCATTGATGATGGCATGGCGTACAATAGCAAAAATGAAGAACTCAACTAACACAAACCTACTCATATTAGACGAAGTATTTGACTCCTCTCTTGATACAAGCGGTACCGAGTTGTTGCATCAAATCCTTGGAACATTAGATAATAATAGTAATACATTTGTAATCTCACATAGAGATGCATTGTTTGATAAGTTTAGAAGTGTGATTAAGTTTGAGAAACATAATAACTTTTCAAGGATAAATTAGATGTTTGGACCTTTAATAGATACAGCAACAGCATTCAATAATATGACAACAGAACAAACTATAAAAGAAAAGATTAAACAAAGAAGATCACAAATGCTTGTGCATTCTTATTTGTACTACGTTATAGATGAACCAATTATAGAAGATGATAAATGGCAAAGATGGGCTGATGAATTAGCTACATTACAAAAGTATAATCCAAAAAGTTGCAACATAGATTTTTATGATGAAGCATTTAAAGACTGGAATGGTGATACTGGTTTTAAGTTACCATTAAAAGATCCAGATGTTATTAAAAAAGCTATGCAAATAAAAAGATTACATGAGGAACAAAAATGAGTATGAATCATCCAAAGACAACTTATATTCATGTCAATCAACATAAGATTAGAGCTAATAAAAAGAATGGTACTGATGAACCTGTTATAACAATTAAAACAGGAAAAGATAATACTT